CCAGAGGGTTTGTGTTTTTTTAGGAGCAAATAATACGCAGTATAGAGAGTATGTACCCTATGATGCAGGGGAATGCCCCAAAGAGTACCAGTGTCCATATAGACCAAATGAAAAACCTTTTAATTTAAAAAACGTAATTAAGAGCATCAAAAAACAATTTAGAGAATAGAATGGCTACAAAAAGAAATTATAGAAAAGAATACGATAATTACCATAAGCGCCCTAAACAGATAGAAAGGCGGGGCTCCCGAAATAAAGCCAGAGCAATTATGGCAAAACGGGGGGTGGTACATAAAGGTGATGGCAAAGATGTCCATCATACAAGCGGCAATCCAATGAATAATAAAAAATTGTCCGTTAAATCAAAAAGCAGTAACCGTTCTTTTGCTAGAACCAAAACTGCAGGAAAGAAAAATAGACGTGCGTAAAGAACTAACAGAACTACAACAAAAATTTTTAAATGCATTATTTGGCGAAGCTAAAGGAAACCACGCTAAAGCTATGCGGCTTGCAGGATACTCTGAAAATACTAATCCTCATCATATATTACAATCTGTACGTCAGGAGATAATCGAACGTGCAGAACTTGAAATGGCAGCTAATGCTCCTAAAGCTGTAATGTCTATGGTAGGTGTTTTAGATGACCCAACTGAACTCGGTGTTAGAGAAAAGTTAATGGCATCACAACAAATACTTGACAGAGTAGGTCTTTCTAAGGTAGAAAAGATAAATGTAGAAACGAATAAGCCTGTTGGTTTGTTTGTTTTACCTGCAAAAAAGGAAGAGAATGAGCCGCTACAATAATTTAAAAGGACCTACAGTTCCTTGGGGATATAAGCAATCCCAAGAAAATAGATATGTTTTAGAACCAATTAATGAACAGCTTGATGCATTAGAGCAAGCAGAACAATATTTGAAGCAGTCCACATATTCTGAAGTAGCACGATGGTTAACGGAGTACACAGGTAGAAAAATTAGTTCTATGGGACTATGGAAACGTATGAAGAAAGATAAAGCTGACAGAAGAAGAGATGCTCAACAAAAACGCTTTACTGCCGCGATTCAAATCGAAGGCAACGCCTAAGACTAAGAATAATAAAGGCAAAAAAATAAGGTCCGCAAAGATGAAGTTGAGGCATACTCAACGACAACTAAAAGACCTGACGCAAGATAAAAAACCTGATGACAATATAACATTTAATCCTGATGTTGTTTCGTCAGAAGAACAGCCGGAACAGGAAGTTTTATTTAGAGCTAACCCCGGTCCGCAAACAGAGTTTCTAGCTGCACCAGAAAGAGAAGTACTATATGGTGGCGCAGCCGGTGGAGGAAAAACATATAGTTTAATCATTGACCCATTAAGATATTGTAGCAATGGTGCAACAAACGCTCTTATACTTAGAAGGACAAATGATGAATTAAGAGAGATTATACATAAATCTCAAGAAATATACCCAAGGGCTTTTCCGGGTGCTAAATGGCAGGAAAGAAAAAGTCAATGGACATTCCCTTCGGGGGCACGTATATGGATGACATACTTAGAGCAGGAAAAAGACGTACTGCGATACCAAGGTCAGGCATTTACGTATATTGGTTTTGATGAATTAACGCAGTATCCGACACCTTATGCTTGGGATTATTTACGGTCGCGCCTTAGAACAGCAGACTCCTCGTTACCGGTCTACATGCGGGGAACAACAAACCCCGGAGGTCCGGGACATGGTTGGGTTAAGAAAATGTTTATTGACCCTTCTGCACCGAATAAGGCATTTTGGGCAACGGATATTTCGACAGGGAAAACCCTTAGATATCCAAAAGCCCATAGCAAATCTGGAATGCCCCTTTTTCAAAGAAGGTTCATACCAGCAAGATTATTGGATAATCCATACCTGTATAACGCAGGGGATTATGAAGCCATGTTGCTATCTCTACCGGAGACACAGCGACAACAGTTATTAGAAGGGAGTTGGGATGTTGCAGAAGGTGCAGCGTTTGCTGAATTCAATAGGAAATACCATGTGGTGGACAATTATGCAATTCCGGCAAATTGGCGTAGATTTAGGGCGTGCGATTATGGCTACTCTTCATACAGTGCAGTTTTGTGGTTTGCTGTTAATCCAGTCAACGAGCAACTTATTGTATACCGTGAACTCTACTTGTCAAAGTATACTGCAAAAGATTTGGCGTATGCTGTTATGGAAGCGGAAATAGAAGATGGTCAAATTAGCTATGGCGTTTTAGATAGCTCATGTTGGCATAAAAGAGGAGATACCGGTCCTTCCCTAGCAGAACAGATGATTGCAACAGGATGTAGATGGAGACCCTCAGATAGAAGTAAAGGTAGTCGTGTAGCGGGAAAAAATGAAATTCATAGGCGATTACAAATTAATGAAGACACAGACGAATCAGGAATGGTTATATTTAGTAACTGTACTAATTTAATAGCACAGTTACCAATTATACCTTTAGATAAAACTAACTCGGAGGACGTAGACACAAAAGCAGAAGACCACTTGTACGATTCTTTAAGATATGGCGTAATGTCAAGACCACGTTCTCAATCAATCTTTGACTATAACCCAGAAGAATCAATGAAAAAATGGAAACCTGCAGATAACGTATTTGGATATTAAACATGGCAGATGAAGACGAAAATATTGAGTCAATGGTATTTGTACCAAAGTCTCCTAAAGAAGAACTAGCAGAGTATGTTACTAGTAAGTTTAGTTCAGCAGAAGATTCTAGGAGGTACGACGAAGAAAGATGGCTTAATTCATACAGGCAATACAGGGGACTGTATAGTACTGATATGCAATTTACTGAAACAGAACGCTCAAAAGTATTTATTAAGATAACTAAAACAAAGGTTTTGGCTGCATATGGTCAAATTATTGATGTTTTATTTGCAGGGCAAAGATTTCCTCTTGGTGTTGAAGCAACAAGAATACCAGATGGTGTAACAGAAGCTGTCCATTTTGACCCAAAAGACCCAGAAAATGCCTTGGAAGAATTAAAGAATGTTTATGGCTTTGCGGGAGATGGTAAACCTTTAGCTCCCGGTGCTACAAAAGAATCTCTTGAAAGAGAAGTGGAACTTGGGGCTTTTGAAGAAAGTCTTAGTGATATTAAAGATAAATTAAAAGTAGGAATAGGGCTAACACCTACTGCTCAAACATTTTATCCCGCTCAAAAAGCCGCTAAACGAATGGAAAAGAAGATATTAGACCAGCTAGAAGAATCTAGTGCATCAAAACATCTTCGTAATGTAGCTTTTGAAATGGCATTGTTTGGAACAGGGATTCTTAAAGGGCCCTTTGCATTCGATAAAGAAATGGCAAATTGGAGCGAAGAAGGCGAATATACTCCTGATACTAAAACAGTTCCTAGAGTAGAATCTGTATCTATATGGAATTTTTATCCTGATTATGATGCTAATAACATGTCTGAAGTTGAATATGCTATCCAAAGACATAAAATGAGTCATTCAGAATTAAGAGGATTAAAAAGACGTCCATATTTTAATTCGGATGCAATTGAAGAATGCATTGAAATGGGATTTAATTATACCCGTAAATGGTGGGAAGCTGATTTAAGAGATAATGAAACATCCTTTGATGTTGACCGTTTTGAAATATTGGAATTTTGGGGCAATGTCGATAAAACATTAGCAGAAGAAGCTGGACTAGACATCCCTTCTGAACATAAAGACGTGGATACACTTCAAGTTAACATATGGACTTGTCATAATAAGATACTACGACTTGTAGTTAATCCATTTACTCCAAAACGTATCCCTTACTTTGCTACACCGTATGAAACAAATCCTTACTCTTTCTTTGGAGTAGGGTTAGCAGAAAACATGTCTGATTCTCAAACACTGATGAATGGCTTTATGAGAATGGCAGTTGATAACGCTGTATTATCTGGAAACTTAGTATTTGAAATAGACGAAACTAATTTAGTTCCGGGGCAAGACTTACAGGTATATCCCGGCAAAGTATTCAGACGACAAGGAGGAGCACCCGGTCAAGCTCTTTTCGGAACTAAATATCCTAACGTCAGCCAAGAAAATATGATGATGTTTGATAAAGCAAGAGTTCTTGCAGATGACGCCACTGGTATTCCTTCCTATTCTCATGGACAAACAGGTGTTGCAGGAACAGGAAGAACAGCGGCTGGTATCAGTATGTTAATGGGGGCGGCACAAATAAGTATTAAGAGTGTTGTTAAAAACCTAGATGATTACTTGTTACAACCCTTAGGCGAATCTTTATTTGCTTTTAATATGCAGTTTGATTTTGACCCTGAAGCACGTGGAGATTTAGAAGTCAAAGCACGTGGTACAGAAAGTTTAATGAAGAATGAAGTTAGAAGTCAAAGACTTCTTCAATTACTACAGATTGGAAATAATCCATCTGTTGCACCGTTCTTAAAAATTCCAGTAATACTAAGAGAGCTTGGCGCAGCTATGGATTTAGATTCTGAAAAATTGATTAATGATGAACGGGAGGCTTTTGTCCAAGCAGAGATAATAAAAACTGCTGGCGGAGTAAAAGATGCGGAAGCAGCCCAAGGCGTTAATGCAGGAGACCCCTCTGGTGGCGGAGGAGGAAATATAGGTGTTGGACAAGCCCCTATTCCGGGCGAACAAGGTTTTAGTGCACCTAAAACTCCGGCTGAACCTGCGGCAGCTCAAGGATTAGAACAGATGCTTGGCGGAGTACAATGAACTGCTGGCATTGCGCTACAGAATTAATATGGGGAGGCGACCACGATATTGAGGAAGAAGATGAAGAGTATAGTATGGAAACTAATTTATCCTGTCCAAAATGCAATTCATTTG